GCGCTAAACCACTCCATCATGACCGAGTTTAAAATCGGCACAAACGGCGTGGCGCGAAACGGCGGGCTCGTGCTGAATTACACGCAAACGCTCGAACTGGGGCAAGTCGTGACGCGCTATATCGTTGTAATGGTCGACGCCACCCGCGGGAAGGTGCGCGTCATGCGCTACAACGACGGCACATTTACCGACGAGCTGGCCGTCAACTACAACGCAAAAGTAAATACGTGGTATCGGATGTACGCGAGCCTGAACCTCAACGGCAGCAACCTCAGTGTCACGTTTTCCCTGTCCGAGTTAGATGGCGCACATCCAGTTAACGGCTTTACCGACATCATTAACCCCGGCGACGTCACTGGCGCGGTCGGCTTGTTTGCAAACCAGTCGTCAACGTTCTTCAACAAATTTGTGGTGCAGTGATGGCTGGCGCACGCATTCTATTTCCAGAGTTCCGCGACGAGCAATCAACGTCTCGGTATCCGTTTGCTGACACGGCAACGCTGCAAAGCTCAACAGACGCGAGTATTCAGATTGCGGCAGACACGTTCATCGACGCGTCTTTTTTCGCGATCGGCGGCAGCACCCGGGCGTTCATTTCGTCGATCTCGGTAGCCGCCCAAAAAATAACAATAACCGTCGGCGACTCAGATCTCGCTGCCCGGATCTCCGCCAGCTACGACCCGCTGAGCCCGCCAGCTGACGGCATAATCACGTTCAACGACACGTACGGCCGTCCCGCCGGAATGCTGCTTTCAACGCCGGTCGCACTCGCTCGATTTTCGGCGTGGGCTATCGGGACATACACGTTCACACAGGCCGAGACCGAATTTGTTTCGAGCGTGGTCATCCCCGCCAACGAGCCGGGAGTGCGTGCCCTGCGGCCAGAAACAAAGCAGTTTTTAACCGGCGACGTTTGGCTCGTCGGCGATCAGGGCGTTGTTTTACGGCAAGACGGCCCGGGCGTCATCCGGGTGGACATTGTTGGCGTGCCGCTGTTCAAACGTTTCCTGTGCGAACCGCAGAGCGAAGACTTTCCGACTAAGCGCTACATCAAGACAATCAACGGCTGCGGCCCGGACGAATTCGGGAATTTCACCTTCACGGCAACAAATCAACTTGCGCCCGACGCTGTGTTGCGCATCTATGTCGACGGCGACACAATTGTTATCGACACCGTCGGCAGGAGCGTTGTGTAATGCCTCGTCCCGGATTTTACAACGATAACGAATATCGCGCGTATCCGTTTGTATACAACAAACCGGACACGCTTCCGGCGCTGCCCACCCACGTGATTTTAGACGCCGGGTTCATCATGGGCCTCGACGCCAAGTTTGACGACACCATACACACTGTATGGTTAAAACAGATCAACAAAGTGGGTTACACCTTCGAGTTTGTATTTGCCACAAACGCCAGTCCGGCGACTGTTTCGTTCTTTCGCTCGACGGCCGCCGGTGAGTGGGAAAACGAGTACGCCGAGTCGGTGGTCGATACCGCTAACCCGTGCGCCGACGAGCCGATCTGGTCTGGGTTTATCGTGACGGGCTCGATGGCGGAACTGGCCGCGCGATTTGTAATAGCAGCGGTTGGCGGCACATGGGCGTTTCAGGAAAATGACTATCAAATCGAACCGGGCCTGCTGCAAAACCTGAACAAAGCGTATCTGCGCTCGATCAGTGTCGGCAACTATGATCGCGTGCGCGTACCGCCGTGCGACGTAACAGGAATCAACGACAATCGCCCGGTTGTCTTAAACGCGCGTTGCATGAAGGGCGACATCCGATTGAAGGAAGGTTATAACTGTCTGATTACGCAAACAGAGCGCGCCAACGAAATCAGCGTTACGGCGTCGAAAGGCGCGGGCGCGGGAGCAACAAGCGCGGAGCTGTGCGCGAACGGCAGCGAAGTTCCGCTCTACCCCGGCGAGCAGCTTCCGCCCGACAGCAAGTTCTACAGCGGCGGCCCAGCATGCAACGAAATCATTTCCACGATCAATGGCGTCGGCGGGTCGAATGTGAATTTAATTGGCGGGGCTGGCATTAACATCTTGATCGACAACGGGACGATCACGGTGCAAAAGAAACCAAACGCACAAGTTAACTGCACGTAACATGGCTGAAAATCTGTTTAAAGACTCGCAGTGCCCAATCGAGCCCGTACCAAAAGCGGACTTCGATTTTATTTCGTCGGTGTGCGATATCGCACCACTGCCGCCGCCGATCTACGGATGCGCCGCGCCGATCATTCCGATAGAACCGCCCACTGAAGTAGGGTTAAAGTGTCCTGATTTTTCGACGCTAACAGCAATCGGCGTCAACTTCATCGACGACGGCGGCTCCTGCCCGCCAGCGAAAAACGAACTGAAAATCGAACGGCGCGACATCGACCCGTGCCAGTACGACGTCACGCTTGATCTAAATATCCCGATCCCGCGCATTCCGTGCCCGGTTATTTCTGCCGGCGAGTTCGGATTAGAGGTCGGCTACCAAGACTGCGTCGTTCCAACCAGCGAGATCAAAATTACGCCGATCATCACACCCGGTGACTGCAACACCCCGGATCAGTGTGAGTTCGTCATCGACTTGGATTTAAAAATCCCGGTGCCGAAGCCAGCCTGCCCACAAATCGTCATTACAGACTTTGCCGTCCGGTCTGGGTACTCCGACTCGGCGTGCATGGTGGGGGCGCAAAATAAATTCTCAATCACGCCGATAGTTACAGCCGGTGATTGCGACACAGCCGATCAGTGTCGTTTTGAAGTCGAGCTTGAGATTGCCGTGCCGATTCCGCGCCCCCCGTGCCCCGTTATTAACCTGACGAATTTTTCGGTCGACAGTGGGTACTCCGACGCTAACTGCCTGCTGAACAAACAAAATTATTTTAATATCACTGCGCGCGAGGTTCCCGGCGACTGCAACACGCCGACCCGCTGCGAGTTCGACGTTGACCTGCAAATCGCGATCCCAATCCCGCGGCCGTCGTGCCCGACGTTAAATCCGCCAACATTTAAAGTCACGTCCGGTTACGACGACTCTGGGTGCCTTGTCGGCGAAAACAGGTTTGAAATTACGTCCCGCGTCATACCGGGCGATTGCAACACACCCGATCAGTGTGAATTCGATTTTGATCTGGAAATCGTCATTCCAATCCCACGGCCGCCGTGCCCGATCATCAACCAACCGACGCTTACCGTAAACACAGCTTTCAACGATCAAAGCTGCATCACGCCGTACTCAAAATTTGATATCACAACGCGGCACACCGCGGGCAATTGCAACACACCCGATCAGTGTGAGTTCGATGTCGACCTAGAGATTAACATCCCGATTCCGCGGCCGCCGTGCCCAATCATTAACACGCCGACGTTTACGGTTAAAACAGCGTACAACGATCAAAGCTGCGGACTCGGTGGTTCTAAGTTTGAAATCACGCCGCGACATACACCGGGCGATTGCAATACACCCGATCAGTGCGAGTTTGACGTTACGCTGGAGATCAGTGTTCCGATCCCCAGACCGCCGTGCCCAATCATCAACCGACGCACGTTTGAAGTCAAAACTGGCTTCTCGGATTCGGCGTGCGTGCAAGGCGGCTCAAAATTTGAAATCAGCACAGAGCACGTCCCGGGAGACTGCAATAACCCGGGGCAGTGCAAATTTAACGTCGATCTCGAAGTCGTTGTTCCAATTCCGCGCATTCCGTGCCCGGTAATCAATCAGCCGCAGCTTGAGGTCAACGTCAAATACGACGACCCGACGTGCGGCTCGGGTGGCGGGTCTACGTTCACAATCACTCCGCGTCATACCAAAGGCGATTGCAACACGCCGGATCAGTGTGAATTTGATATCGAGCTGACGATCGATATCCCGATTCCAAAGCCGCCCTGCCCAAACATTAACGTTAACACGTTTGAGGTCACCACCGGCTTCGCCGACTCGTCGTGCGTGCAGGGTAAATCAAACCGCTTTGAAATCACGCCGCGCATCACGCCGGGCGACTGCAACACACCCGACCAATGCGATTTTGACGTTGATCTGGAAATCGTTATTCCGATCCCGGCGCCACCGTGCATTTCGCTCAACGCAAAATCGTTCACAGTAAAAAGCGGATATGCCGGTACAAGCTGCGGTAGCGGAACGTCGAAGTTTGAAATCATCACGACTGTTACGCCGGCGCAAGGTTGCGATCAGCCAGAACGGTGCGACTTCGACATCGTTCTTGACATCGTAGTGCCGATCCCGCGCCCAAAGTGCCCGACGATCACGAAGTTCATGACCGTCAACAGCCATTATCAAGATGGTCCGGGCGGACGGCTCAGCAACACGCCCAGCTTTTTTAATCTGATTGCGACGTCTACGCCGGCGACATGCAACGACCCCGGCTCGTGCACATTCTTTTTCGATTTGCACATTGACATCCCCACACCACGACCGCCGTGCACAAACGTGCGCATCAAAAACCTTGAACACGAGGTTGGCTATGACGTAGCGCCAAAGTTCAAGTTTGAGATTCAAAAATGCGCCGAGTACGACGAGAAGCGCGGCACAAACAATCCGCCCGTCTGCTGCTTTGAAGTCGATTTTGAACTGTACATTCAAATTCCAAAACCGCCGTGCACAACCGTCTCGATGGTTGTGGACATGCGCGTTTTGCCGCCACAAGCAGACCCGTACGCGTTTGCCAGCGGCCCGATGTTTAACTTTGATCCGGGTTATTACTGCGACGTTGTATTGCCGCTGTATATCGGGATACCAAAACCGTGTATTCCGAAGATCGAAGGCGGTGAAGGTATTGCGCTGACGGGATGCGGCATCGAACCGCGCGCCGAGATTCTGGTTGAGCAACTTGATCTTTGCGCGTTCAAGCTGACGCCGTACATCTGGATTCCAAAATGCCCGCCGCAACCGTGCCCGCAAATTTCATTAGACGTGAATGTGACGGAATCGGAGTACCTGTACGGCTACGGCACCGTGGTTCCGACACAGGTCGGCGGCACATCCGGTGACGAACCCGGCGTCTGCCTGTTTGATATCAAGATTGAGCTTGGCATTCCGGCGCCATGTTTCCCCGAATTTACCGGCGGCAATCTTGATATGCGGCCGTACGGCGGCGGCACACCAGAAATTTTTGTCGAGATAACAGAGACCGCACGCTGTAAGTATCAAGTCGGTGGCTACGCATACATTCCGAAAGGCGTCAGCGGCGGCACAGTAAATATCACTCCGTCTGGTGTCGGTAGCGGCAGCCTTGATTACGACGCCGAGAGCGGCCAGTTAACAATCAACATTGACCTGAACACAACCGAATGCCCAACTAGCTCTAGTGGTGGTGGTTCGGGCGGCGGTGGTGGTTCGTGCGAGCAGGGCGCCACCGGTCCACAAGGCGAACCGGGGCCGCAAGGTGACCCCGGGCCAAAAGGCGACCCCGGTCCAAAAGGCAATAAGGGCGACAAGGGCGAAAAAGGCGAAAAAGGCGATAAGGGCGAAAGAGGCGAAAAAGGTAATCAAGGTGTTCCCGGCCCACGCGGCCCGCAAGGGTTTATGGGTATGGAGGGTATGCAGGGGCCGCAAGGACTTAAAGGCGACAAGGGAGAAAAAGGCGACAAGGGCGACAAGGGCGACATCGGCGCGCAGGGCGTGCCGGGTCTAAGCATTATCGGGCCGCAAGGCGAAATGGGACCGACGGGTTGCACGGGCGATGCAGGCGCAAAAGGTGACGCCGGACCGCAAGGCGATAAAGGCGATAAAGGCGATAAAGGCGCCACCGGTCCAAAAGGCGACAAAGGCGACAAAGGCGACAAAGGCGCCACAGGTCCACAAGGCGTCATGGGCCCAACCGGTCCGCGTGGCGCTACAGGCCCTATGGGTCCGACGGGCGCGGCGGGCACACAAGGTATTACCGGCGCGACTGGTCCTGTGGGCGCAACGGGCGCTATTGGCGCAACCGGCGCGACCGGACCTGTCGGCCCGCAAGGTACGACCGGGACGCGTGGCGCGACCGGCGCTACGGGCCCGATTGGTTTACAAGGCCCGCAAGGTGCCACCGGACCGCAGGGCGCTGACGGCGCTGTTGGCGCTCGTGGGGCAACGGGCGCGAAGGGCCCGACAGGTGTAACCGGCCCGCAGGGCGCTACTGGCCCGCGTGGCGCGACTGGTCCCGCAGGACAGAGCGGGCAGAACGGCCAAACGGGTGCCACAGGCATTCAGGGCGCGACTGGTCCGCAAGGTTTACAAGGAACAATTGGCCCACGAGGTTCGACCGGACCTGTTGGTCCCGCGGGTGCGGCGGGTGTTTCTGGCGCACGTGGCGCCACCGGCCCGCAGGGTGTTACAGGCGCAACTGGTCCCAGCGGCATTGCTGGCGCGACAGGTCCGTGCGGCAATTCGGGCGCAACCGGGGCGACAGGGCCGCAGGGTGCAACCGGAGTTATACCAACCGGCGGTATAATTACATTTACGCCGGCAGCCGTTGGTAGCGGCACGATTACTGCAAACGCGTCTGCGATTAACGGCAGCGTTACGCTCAATCTTACTGAACTGGTGCGATCTGGCGCGTTCCTTAACGAGCTTATTGCCCAAATTAATACAAACACCAACCTGCGTAACGCATTGCGCTCGGTATTAAATAACTAAATGACGACAGAACCCAACAATAACGATATCGAGTTCGTCCCGTACGACGGACCTGTGCTGGCCGAATCCGGCGGCGGCTGTGGTGTTTGCCCGGCTGGTCCGCAGGGACCGCAGGGTAATCCCGGCCCCGCCGGGCCCGCGGGTCCGGCTGGCGCGCGAGGGCCCGTAGGCCCGCAAGGCGCTGTCGGCATGACCGGCCCAAAAGGCGCTACAGGCGCTACGGGGCCGCAGGGTCGTGTTGGCGCGACTGGTACCAAAGGCATAACAGGCGCTACTGGGCCGACAGGGGTTTCAGGTATACAGGGCGCCACGGGGGCTACAGGGGCCACAGGCGCGACAGGCCCGGCAGGTCTCAACGGGGTCACAGGAGCCACAGGACCAACCGGAGTGGCCGGTATAAGCGGCGTTAAGGGCTCGACGGGTCCGACAGGCCCAACGGGTGCTAAGGGCGCTACAGGGGCTACAGGAGCCACAGGCGCTACGGGTCCGCGCGGGCAGACGGGCCCGAAAGGCGACCGTGGGGCGCAAGGGGCGCAGGGGCCGCAAGGTTTAATCGGGCCGCAGGGCTTAATGGGCCCGCAAGGCGCGGCCGGACCGCAGGGGGCGCAAGGTCCACAGGGTCCGTCCGGCCCGGCAGGGGCTCGTGGCCAACGCGGCGACACGGGTTCGACAGGTCCGCAGGGCGCCACAGGTCCACGCGGCGTTACAGGCCCGACCGGTCCCAAGGGCGCTACCGGAGCGCAGGGTGCCGGATTTACTGGCGCGACTGGCCCGTGCGGTAACCCGGGCGCTACCGGCGCCACAGGTCCGCAAGGCGAACTTACACTTACGCAACTCATTACTGAATTGCAAACAAACAGCGCGTTACGCGCCGCGGTAAAATCTGCAGCGCAATCGTAGCGTGTAATTCGCCGGCTAGTTAGAATGCGACGCATCACGCGAGGGCTATATGACACAGCGTATTACGCGCATGATTTCTATTGGGCGCGACAATATCATGCAGCTGATGCAGCAAGATAATTTTTTCGCGGCCGTTCCGGGCCTAATGCCGCTTAAAGCCCAATTTGAAGCCTGCCGCGCCGCATATGACCAATCGGCAAAGGATCGCGGTTGTCGGTGTCGCGCGGATCTAAACACGCTAAACCCGTGCCTTGCCGCGTTTCTCGACACGCTTGAGGCGGCAAAAGAAAACAACCGCGAACTGATGAATCAATTTATTCAGTTCGTGGCTAAGACGCCGAATATCGAAACCACCGGCGTTACAATATATTACGCGCCGCCCAACGGAAGCGCACCGCAAAGGTACACGTATCCATGAGTTACGTCAGCCCGGAAAACTCCAAAATCCTGTACGGGTCAAAACCGCAGGTTCTGGCTGACGGCACTCACGCCGCTGTTATCAAAATCCGGCTGCGCGACCACTGGAACCGCCCGGTCTCCGGCCGCCAAACTGAAATCATCGCAGACGTCCCAACCGCTCAAATCACTCAACCCGGCCCGACAGATAACGAAGGCTTGGCGCTGGCCTATGTGCGCTCAACCGTTCCGGGCCCTGTTAACGTCACAGCCCGGGTGCTCCCTATCGGGCAAGTAATCGCTTAACATAGAAAGCCAGTCATGCCGAACAATTGCGAACCAGATCCGATTGAAGGCGTTATCGAGCTGCCTGATTCGCTCGGTCTGAATTTCTACACCCCCGATATTGACCCGCCGCCCCCTGCACCCAATAACGGTCGCCGCGTCAAACTTTCGTGGCAAATCAGCCGGTACAACTTCGACACGACCGACGGCATCCGCGTCCGCATTACGGCGTCAAACGCGGCGAACATGTCGGACAAGATCTTTGCGTACCAAATGTTGCCGCTAAAGCCGGGCGCCTCTGAGAAAGTGGGCGCATTTGATCACGTATGCTCGCCGACGGATCTGGAAGAATATCCCGAAGACGATCCGATTATGAACGCCCGGCCTGCGTGGTTCCGGCTGAATTATGTCGACGTCCTGCTCAGATCGCGCGCAGAAGTAAAGTCATTCATTGAGAGCGTGATCGACGACGTTCAGCGGCTCAAGACAACCCTCGACCTGACCGACACGCTGCTTCCGGGCGGCGAGACATGGGTTGGCCCGCCGCCTACAAATCCGTGAGGTCTGTATGCGCGACATGGTAGTGCTTGAAGACAGCACAATTATTTCCATGCTCAACGACCCGACCTACTCGGAGTCGATTCCGTGCTTCTATAACAAAAAAGAGTTGTTTCGAAACACGGGCGGGAGCTGCGGCGCTTGCGCACAGAAGCGGCAGGAGAAACGGCGCAGCGCTATGGCGCAAATTAAATCCTGTCTGGCCGGCATGAGCGTTGAAAAGAAGGCCCAATTAAAAGCGATGCTCGACGCCAACAAGGTCAGGGTCGTCTATATCAATTCAGGTGGTCAGGCTGTACAGCTGACCTTCTAGCCGCACCTGCCACGTGTAGGCTGCGATCTTCCGCCGCCCTTCGGTCTGCTGAAAGGTTACGTGCCACGTAACCTCCGGGCTTCATGCTCTTAGGCAGCGAGGGGCGGCGGTTGCATTTTCCATTTTCCAGAACACGACCAATTGCGTCGTAAGTCCTGTAATCACAGGCACTTTCGCTTTTCGCGAACTCCGAACGGCAGCTAAATTTCTGCAAAAATCGCGGCATATTTAATGTCGCTGCTGTATCGTATCAGCAGCTCCGTTTCACCGCGTTACAACGGAGTTAACGCATGTCTCTTTCGGCTACCGCGGAGAAAATCCGCCTCGCAGTCACGACTCGTTGCAGTAAACGGGCGCCAGAGTTTCAGATCGTACCTGAAAAGGCGTACCTGCTGTTCGATCGGACTGCAGAGAAGTTCGCAGATGAATTGGCAAAAATAGCGAACTTCTGGGAGCGAGCAGCATTTCTGCAACAATGCGTGCTCAAGCGCACCACGCGAAAATTACGTGGTCATATGTCCCGGCTGTACAACGAGTACACCGCGGCAATGCTGCGTGGTGAACTGGCTACGATGGACGACGAGCCAGTGTTTAAAGAGATCGATCCTAACATCGAGGAAATTGCGCGCTATCATGCGTACCTTACTTGTACCGCTGGTGACTAATCGCCGGCGTGTTCTGGCTGTGTAGCCGGGACACATCTATCGTCTTTATGGCGCTGATGTGACTCCCGGCTACGCAGTCAGAACGAAACTGTTCCAATTTTCCTTAGCTATTGGTTGCACATGGCGAAAAAGAGCAAAGCAAAATTAGATAAGAAGCCCGCTGCCCCAAAGCCGGCTTTCGTCATGGCCGAACCGAATGACGACGCCGCAGCCTTTGGGTGGACGCTGGGAAAACTGCGCTACATGGCAGAAGAAGAGGTCAACGGCGAACGCTGGCCGGGCAAAGGCGTATTTGACGTTCCGTATCCGTATGACGTGCGGCAAACGTACGGCCACATCATCGAGTTTGTGAATCCTGCATTTCTGCAGATCCAGCTTGATAGCAGCCCCGAAATTCGTAAAGCCGCAGAGAAGGCGCGTGAGGCGCGCTACACGAAAGAAGCACGAGTTGAGTTCAGCAAAGTAATTACGCGGGTATTCAAAGAGCAGATCCTGCCCGACATTGAGAAAAAGTTTCAAGCCGTGGCGGGAATGGTGGCAGATTTCTACTGCGCCCGCCTCGCCCACATCGATAAGTTTGGAGCAGAAGAGTGACCACAAAAATATCAAAAACGCAAAAGAAGAGGCGCGCTACGCGCGCCTCAGTGGGTGAAAAGAAAACCAAGCAGGCGCCGTGGAGCTATACGCGAGCCACGATCGGCAACTGGAGCGCGCTCGACGGGTACCTTGTCGTCTGGCGTCACACGATGGACGACGTCCCGGTCGGCTTATTTAAGCACAAAAAAGACGCCATCGACGCGGCGAAAAACATGAGCTTCCGCACAGGCTACGCCTGCGCAAAGCGCGTAGACATAGACTGTCGCACACCGGTGTGCTTTGCCGTAGTTCCGTTCACCGCGGGCCGCCCGGGCAAAATGATTTTTGTCGACCGCGAAGACGACGTGTGATCAGAGCGAGGCCAGAATCACAAAGTCGCGTCGGTAGCCGGCGACCGGGCCCCGCTTGCCCATCATAAGCTCGTCGTCGGTCTTGCCCTCGCCGTCCACCGGATACGGCCCGCTCGCGCTAGACACGCCGGGGCGGTTCAATCCAGCTTCCGCCGCCTTCTGCAGCACCATGTTCGCAGTTGCAGCCGACAGAAGCTCTTCGATACCATCGGCGCTGACGACAATCTCAGCCCGACCCTGCGTGATGTTAGAAAGGTTATCAACGATGGAAACGGACATAGTTACCTCCGAAAAGAAGAACGACCTGACGCTCGATATGGTAATGCGGGTTGTGAAACTAAGCAAGTTGCAAATCCGCAATGTTTTCGTATCTGTGCTGCAGGCGCAGCCCCCCGCGGCGGACGCCGTGTTAACAGAAGAGGCCGTGTTTTATTTGCTCGTCGCTGACATGCTGGAAAACCTCACCTTCCTGTCAGGGGAGCAGCGGCTGCTGCTCAGCCAGCTCCTGCGGGAGACGCGGCAGACCCTAGAGCTGCCAGCTGTCCCGGAAGGCTGCGGCACGCATCTCGCCTTCGGTGACGGCCGGTACGCCACGTGGACCGGCGCAATGGGCTGGACAGAGCTAGAATCAGGCGAAAAGATCGACTTCCTCCCGCGCCGCCCACTGGAGACAATCGCGTATAATCTAGATGAGCTGTACCGCCGGGGCGTACACATCATCGAAACTAGGGCCGGTCTCAATGTCAAAAACGATAATGCAGGAAGCGTGGAAAAGCCGGGAGACGTTTGCGAGCGTCCTGCTGACGCTGTATCTGGATAGGTTCGGCGTCGAGGCGCTGGACTGGGATCCGGCCACGATCACGCTCGAAGTCGAAGAAGAGTTTGACGTCGAGCTGCCACAGCTGTCGCTCGACAAGCTGTTGGTCGCTATTCAGATTTTGACGTCTGACCGGTTTTTCAAAAACCTGCCTGACTTCATTTCGTTTTGCAACGTGTTAGGCGGCGACACGTATCGCCCGGACATGTGGGACCCGGCCGACGCGGAAGAAGTTGCGTGGGGCATCACAGAAGCGCTACTCATCAGCCCGCCCGACGACAGCGACCCGGAACCGTTTACTGACGAGATCCGCGCATACATCGGCGCCGTGCTCGACAGCGAGGGGATTATCAACGCGCCGGATATTTTACGGATTGCATTGCGGGCGGCCCGTGTTAGTCCGAACATAGCCGACTTCTCGGACGACCCGACGATGTTCAACGCCGTGTATGATTTGGAGGCAGGAAAGACCGAAGATATTAATCAATCAATTCGCCTGAAGACGGATTTGCTTGTTAAACAGTTAACCGCGCTGGATCTGCAGAACGGGAACACGAAATACGTCGTAGAGCTGCTGCAGAATTCAGCCTCATCATGATGGAGCTACCGTGCTTGTACTTTCAAGGAAAACAGAACAGGAAGTTGTGATTGGCGACGGCATTGTCGTCAAGGTGTTAGGGATTACCGGCGACCGCGTAAAAATTGGACTTACCGCGCCGCAAGCACTGTCAATTGTTCGGGGTGAACTGCTCGCCAAAGAAAAGGACAAAGAGAAGACCAATGGGCTGGAACGACAGAGTACCTGACGCGCCACCTTATATTCCGTACGAAAACCCAGCCGACCGAGACGAATACGAAAACTGGCAGATGTATCTCGAATACTGCCGGCAGCACCCAGAAGAATTCGGCGGCATATCTTCGCAGAACGTTGACCCGGCAGCTCTTCCGCGGCCGACAACGCCGCGCCCGGTCAGGACGGCCGTGCGCGAACTGCTCCGCAAACTGAAGGACTTGATATCAAAATGAAATTCGACCAATGCGGCGCTATGCGTATTAACAGATTTTTCAATGCCTGCCAGTTTCGCATAAGCGATAGCGATAAGTTTTGTTGGGGTTGTTACGGCAACAACGCGCAAATACTTGACGCTACCGTACCGCTGAAAAATAAACCAAGGCAGTTTAAAGCCGGCGCGCAAATAATCATCGACACTGCGACGCACACGGTCTTTGAAATATCCGTGGCGGACTACACGTGGAACAAAGGTAAGGGTCGCGCGTTTAAGTGGTACAACCCAGAATACAGCCTCATTCACGACGTCGAGGCGGCGCGACGCGGCGTTGAGCACGCCGACCAAGCGTGGGACAACGTGAACTACAAACGTACGAACGAAGCGACCGTACTCCGACATATTAAGTCGTTGTTCGGTCCGGCTCCGCGTAAGAAAAAGAAGAAAGCCTCAGCTCCGCGCAAGCTCGCGAAGGCGTTCAAGCGAAAGAAGGCTGTCGGCCGACGCTGACTTCACGACCGCGCCAGCGCTCTTCTCCGACATGAGACGATCCAGCATGGCTGCCATACCGCGATCGAGCGTTGGTACGATTGCGGCCAGCTTGCTGCGATCCATATACACGCCGCCGGCGCTTACCGCGTCAGCAAAGTCGTCACCCAGCCACTCGCGCACGTCTTCAACGGCCAGCTTCTCAAGATCTTCGAGAGCATAGACGTTGCCCGTGGTGGTCTCGACGTTCTGCGTCATGAAGTCCCGCGCCACCTTTTCGGTGATGGCGAACAGAACTTCTTCGGGGCGCGGAAGCCCGCCGGCGTCGTAGAGTCGATGGAGATTTGTGCTCCGATCGAAATTATCGACCGCGCTCGCCAACTTCAGTCGAGTCTCAACCGTACGGGCCCGTTCCGGGTTCCGGTCAATAGCCTCGGCTAACTTGGACAACTCTCCCGCCAGCTCCGTGTGCTGACGCTGGGTGAGCCGTACGCGGTCTTTGATCATCTGGCTGGCAACTTTGGCGGCACACGCGCCAAACCCAGCCGCAAGCTCCAGTGTGCCCTCAGCCTCCGAAACGTCAGCGCCGTACTGCGCAGCCTTTTCGAGGATCTTAGTTGCGATCACGTGCCGGTCTTCAAACACGAAGTTGTCACGGAATTTCTTAAAGTGCGCTGACGCAAATTTGACTTCTTCGGCGTTGCGCAGCGGCCAGTGGCGCTCTTTGGCGCCGTTGTCGCCGACCCATACCACGGCGAACTCGGAGTCCGGCAGACTGTTAATGTCGACCTGCCCGGCGGCAGCAGCCTTCTCTTCCATCTCGGCCACGGCGCCAGCGATGCCGAAATATTCGGCCGCTTGGTGTATCCTAGATTTAATGCTCTCCGCAACAGCCGGGGTGAACGACGCCTGCTTGTCCGCGAAAAAAAGCGCGGACATCCATGTTGCGGCGGCTGTATGGCACGGATAAAGTTTATTGCGCTGATCGGCGTATAAATGCCGGGGCAGGGTCTCGTTGCCGACGAGCTTGTCTTGCGCCGCGCTTTTAACGAAGTCGGGCTGCGGGTACAGGGTGGTGAGCCGGTGCGTTTCGCGACCACTGACGTCGTGTGCCTGATCGAGCGGAATATTTGTCATGGGATTTCCTACCTGTTTAATCGGTCGGCAGCACCATTTGAGTGCGCTGGCGACATTAGGTGTTGCGCCGGAACACGGAACTTTCCCGGCGGTCGTGGACTGTCCACTATGTCAACAAAATACGTTGCACCTGTTTGACGATCCGACGACTGCTGGCGTTTGGCTGCACTGTAATTCGTGCTTGGCCCATGGAGATATCATAACGTTTGCGGCCTCGGTGTGGAATACAAGCCTCCCCGCCGCGATAAACAAATTTGTCGACCAGCAGCTCATTACGCCCGCCGAAAAAGACAATATGGCGGAGGATTTTATAGCTGGCTACGAGCGGCATCAAAAAGCCGAAAATTTCTGGCTAGACGCCGAAGCCCAAATCTGGAACCACTCAGACGACGTGATTGCCCTGCGCGTCCGGGAACTGGGCGTACAGCATGAAATTAACGCCGCCGGTTTAATTGGCGTGGCGTATCAGGAGCAGGTTGAAGAGCTTTGCCAGACCATGCGCCGTATACCGCCCAAGTCTATCCGGGCAAAGGGCGCCAGTATCGTATTTCCGTATTACGATCTTCCCGGGCGCTTGTCCGGCGTGCTGCTTATCCAGTATGGCGAAGATTTTACCGACAAGCGGCATTTTGTTCCTATAACCGGGTACAAGCGTGTGACACCAGAAGCCGGTTACTTTTTGCTGCGCACGGCGTTAAACAAACCGACTGAGACCTTAAAAAACACGCAGTTCATCGTAGACGATCCGTTGTGGGCGTTAACGATGCAGTGCGAGATGTTGCGCCGCGGGCTATCGTTACTTCCGCTTATGGCCAGTTATACGGGCCGCGCCGCAAACAGCAGCGGGCGCAGTTGGTCGGCGTTTCTGCCTTCGCCGCGCATATTCCACGGACAGTCAGCCACGCCGGACCTGATCAGCCGTACCTGCATTGCCCGCGGCTACCTCGCCGTCATGCCGCGCGACCACAAACCAAAACGGCGGCTCGACACACTTGCCATGAGCCAGTTGGCTGCGTTGCGTAGCCGGGCTGAAACGTGGCAGACATGTTTACAACGCTTGTTTGGCGGCATGAACGAGATCGCAGCGCTGTCGTTCGCTTCTCGGCTAACGATCCCGCCCGACAAGCTTGTGCCGTTTTTGCAGCGGGTCGATGACCGCTTTGCGCCCGGCTTCACTGATCGCGTGATGGCGAATATCAAAATCACGCCGGTTAGCCGAACAGCACGCGCTGGTTGGCGCTGGTTGGTAAAACCGCGCCGCGACGGCTGGTGGACTACGAACGATCAACGAGTCTGCTCGGCAAACATCGTTATCAATAAAATCATCCAGTCAGACAACGGCGAACGCACATACAGCGGAATCATTTATCTAAACGACGATGAAATTCCGTTCACAGAAAGCGCGCACAGAATCGAGTCGATGGGATTGTTTGAGTTCGCGGCCGCGCACGCAGCTCCGCACAAAAAGCTGATCACGTTCGACAAGCGCTGGAACAAGCGCGCGCATCTCATCTCAATTGAGTTGAATCAGCCAGAATTTGTTGGCGTCTCTAGCCACGTCGGCTGGGACGAGCGCGCCAGCGTATTTCGATTCGCGAACTACGAAATTCGCGCAAACGGCACAATCGCGCCAACACCGCAACAAACAACTAAAAACAAATCGGCTGTGTTTCCTGAACCTGTTGCTGTCGCCCCGCCGGCAATCAGGCAGTTTCTCACACCTAGCCCTGAAAACGCATTCACTTGGAGTGTAGTCGCGGCAATCACAGCAAACCTTGTAGACGTCATTCTGCGTCGCGAAACAACCGCCACGGCCATCACCGGCCCGGCATACGCGGCGGCTTTACAGATCGGTGCCGCGCTAGGTTGTGACGAGCTACGGTCGACGTATCTACGGCGGTCGGAGTCTACTCAACAGGTTTATCTCAAAACAAAAGAACTCGAATGGCCGCTGTTCGTTTCCAACGTGTTCGATGACATGAGCCTCGGCCCGATCGTGCCAAAGTGCCATAACCGGGCAATCATCACTCGGCTCAGCCCAGTCGCTGCCGCCGCAGCGCCCAGCTACAGCTGGCAGGTGATCACCGGTCGTTTTGACGCCAACGCCGATTACGCGCCGCTGCGTTACGTGCTGCCGGCGTATATTCAGCGCGCGCTAAAAAATAGAATGCGCCTAGCGCTCGCGGGTGCACAAACTACTGCCGCAGTGCTAGCCGACATGCACAGCTGGCTCCACGAAACCTACAATGCAACATTCCAGCTTGCTTATGCCGAGAATCGATTAATCACGGCGGATAAGGCAGATATTGCGCTTTTTCAGGAACTGCGTACAGCGGTTCAAGACGGCAAGTTAGACGTCCTACCCCAAGCAAGAAAAGCAGATCAACCGACCAATTATCTGTTGCGTAAAAAAGACCATTGGTGGTTGAATCAAAAGGCTATAGATCGTTATTTTTATAACGGTAAAGCATTGCCGCCAAACTGGTTACACATCGTCGACCTGTTAACGGCAAACAACGTATTTGTTGGCGACGAAGCCGTAAGAAACTTACCCGGCATACTTGTCAGCAGTGCGTGGTGTGATCAATACTTGTTGCCCAACCTAGATCTTGCTCGGGAAATTGGATAACTATGCGTTACTTTGAACCCGCATCTTTTCGTCGTGACCATAAAGATACGATCGCGCGCAACGACGACGGCCTCGACGACGATTTCATCGAGGAGGAGTGGCAGTTTGTGCACGACAATGACGATGACGATGACGACAGCGACTTAGACGTCGGCCACAAACCCAACTACGTTTTCAGCGACGACGACGAAGATGATGACGATGACGATGAAGACTGGGAAGACGACGAAGACGAAGATTACGAAGACGATGACGATGACGACTGGGAAGACGACGAAGACGAAGACTCAGCCTACGAAGAAGATTTTGACGTCGAAAACGAGGAGTTTGACGACTGAGGTTAAATGCAAACATTTTTACCTTTGCCGCGGTTTAACGCCTCGGCCGCCTGCTTGGACAATAAACGTCTCGGCAAGCAAAGGGTTGAATGCAAGCAGATACTACTCTGCTTAGGTGTACCAGTCGGCAAGCACGAGCCCGGCACATCCAGCTGGCGCAACCATCCAGCCGTTCGTATGTGGGCTGGTTTTGAAACCGCGCTTGCCGTCTACGCCATAGTAATTTGCCGCGAGTGGATTCGCCGCGGCTTCAACGATACGCTGTGCCCGCAATTCATGGACAGCTATGTTCAGCTGCGCGCGCAAATAATAGCAAACCGATATCCGCCGTGGGTCGGCGATCGTACTTTTCATGCCAGTCACCGGAGCAATCTGCTGCGCAAAGACTACAAACACTACTCCAAGTTTGGTTGGCGCGAACCAGTCGATCTGCCATACTACTGGCCAACAGGCTCAATAGCCGAAACTGTTTAATTTATGCCGGTGTAGCTCAGTTGGTAGAGCCACTGATTTGTAATCAGTAGGTCGTCGGTTCGAGTCCGACCGCCGGCTTTGTATAATTTATGGTTGGTCACGGAGGACCTACCATGGAATTTGTTATCAAAATCAAAGACATCAACAAGCTTGGGTTAATTGATGTCACCGCGATTATGTCGCGGCTTTCGTGGCCCGATTCTGGCAGCAGCAGCTCGATTCAAAAAGAGTTGCACAAGCGGTACGTCGAGCCGACGCCCGGACCGCACCCGGAAATGGCAATTGCGCTGATCTGGCTGGACGACACGCTCGTCGGTTGGGTTGGAACAAGACTGTGGCCAGAAAAATTTAAAGGCCGCGACGTCACCGCGCAAACCGTTGAGTGTTTCACTGACCCGGAATACCGGCGCCGCGGAATTGCGCGGCTCGGCTTGCAGGCGCTCATGTCTGCCGGCAAATTAAACGCGTCAGATATCGTGTCTGTATACGCACCAGAAGTTATAAACATTGCCAAAAATTGTGGCTGCCGCATTGTCCTGCTGTGTGAATCATGAAACGCTATCACGAAGAAAAACACATCATCGAAAATCGAGTGAAGCGCCACCGACAAATCAACAGCGTGTGGCTCGAATTTGGTAGCGCGGCGAACACGGCATTTAGCCGAGATCCCGGGCGTTACCGTAAAACCTTGCGTTGCTCCGGTTGTACGCGGGCACGTTGTCAAGTCTGCCACCCCGAGAAATATCCAAAACGGATTCCAACGCGACAGGAAAAGCAAAACTGGAAAAAGGATGAATAATCCGGTTACACCGAAAGAAGTTTACGATTCATATCCCGGGGCCGACTTTCTTAATGTTGACCCACCGCACCTAGGCGAATCTTTTCACGACTACGTAAACCGACAAGGCAAACAGCGGCTGCGCACATGTGGTGACACGCTGTTTGCTTTTTTGTTATTTGAACTTGCCGACGCCGGCAGCCGCGCAGACGCGGTACGTATGTTGAATACCGCAATCAACGACATTGTTGCGGTAAAATCCCGCATCGAAAACGAAGGAGGCCGACATGGCCAGTGATTACGTGAAGAACATCGAGCAGGCTGCTACTCGGCTTGCCGACGCCGTCAAGGCGACGATGACGCTTGAAGACAACCGACACGCCGTAAAGATGGCGGCGATTAATCGCATTATGAAGTCTGGCGATAACCCGCTGACTAACAAACCGCATAGCTTCTCCAGCGCTGAAGCGCTTGTGCACAGCGACGCGCAGTACGCCGACTATCTCGAACAGATTCGAGAGGCGGAGTATTCTCGTATTCTGGCCCGCGGTGCGTACGACGCCGCGCTGGCCGCGGCCCGACTCCAGTCCGAAGTTGCTTGAGGTGAACATGTTTGGCGAAGAAGAATATGAAAACGAAGACGACGTTACGCATCACGTGTGCGGCTCTATCGAGGGTCTGCGCGACCATATCTTGATGATGTTTGGCGGATTTATCGCGCACGTCAGCGGCGAGAAACCCGCTGAGAACCAGCTTGAACATCAGCGGCAGTTTTTAGAGGTCTGGGAAGTTGAAAACATCGTCAAAGAATTGTCGGACGTGCAGGGCGACGGCGTGTACGGCATCGGCGCAAATTCTTTTGAAGAATACCGCGAAAAGATGCTGCAGCTGTTCCGCGCCCTCGCTAGCCGAATCATGTCTAACGTCATGCACGCTGGAGTTAAACAAGGGCTGCTCGACGCCGAATACGACGTCGAACAGGACCGATTTGAATTCTCGATAACCGAAAAGGGTAAAGAACTTGTCGGAACGCTCGCCGCCGGCCAAAACGCTGAAAACAACGGAACTGACAACAGCCATCCAGACGTTTGAAGCAGCGCAGCAAAAATACAAGCAGTACGGCGCCTACGACACGGAACCAGACTCTGTTTTTCAACGATTGCTGCTCGAAGCTTTCGAGGGAAAGGAGCCGGCTGTTCCGCGCTCCGGGGCCGGCTGGGAACTGTATGCCTCGTCTATGGACTGTAGCGAGGCTGCGCGCGCGCTCCACGACGCGGCTACCGAAGCCGTGCGGGTAATCGAATCGACACCGATCCGCGACCTGCGCGCCGTCGAAGAGTTTCTTAACAAGTACTGCTGGCGGTACCGCTAATATCCGCCAAAGTAATTACTACCGATGGCGTCATCCGCCCAGTCATCATCCATCGGCATCTCGGCCTTGATAACACGCTCCGTCAACCGCGCTACGCCAGCAATCTCCGCGAAATTTGGCCACGCGTTATTCACGTGCCAAAGAGCGGCGCAGCCTAGGTTGACAGCTTGCGCGAAGTCGTCAGTCAGCAACGTGTTTCTGGTAATGGTATAAATATCGCCGCCAAGTCTAGACTCGGCTTTATTTTCTACCAGCGCCAAGAAATCGGAGACGAGCCCGGGCGAATCCTGAGATGACCAGTCATACTGGAAGAATCGGATTTGCTTCAGCTTGATCGCCTGACACGTGTACAGCAACGACCGCGTTTTATCGAGGCTATAGTGTGCGCGATGATTGATTTCAGTGGGTGGTTTGTACACCATCAAATCTTGCGACGCGGACCGAACAAGCCGCATCGCCATGACGCGCTCTAGATTAAACCCTGCCTGCACCATGACCGTTTCGCGGACCGTGCCAGCGCCGGTGTAATCGTGCGCGACAAAATCGCAATTAAACAAGTTGGACCAGCGCATACATTCAACGGCTTCGGCCAAGTGGTCGCCACCAATGAGCAACCGCTTCGCCCACAGCACATCAATTGTTCCGTCGGGCCGGAATCCCAGCACAGACAGCACGGTGAAACTAATACCTGCTTCTCCGCCGCCGCCCCAGTCGATCGCCAAGATGCGATGTTTGTAATGCGATAGATTTGCGAAGCATTTGGGATCTGGTTCTTTCTTGTTTTCCCAGTCTAGCACGCACGCAGCCTTCAAGTCAGTTTCGCTGATGAGCTTCTGACCGGTATCAACGCTTTCTCCCATTACCTCGTTGTAGAACTGGGCTTGGGTCATATTCCCAAAGCCCTCTCTCTTCAACAACAGAGTTGACCACTTTTCCGGGTCGGAGAAATGAAGCGGTAGTATCATCTGTGGTACGTGATACCCGGCAAACTGCCAGCGGCGTTCGGGATATCTGTGCACCCACCGGCCATGTCTTGGACTGACCGGCTTTTGACATTTAGCGCAAACGGTGCCCGGATACTTCTCGCTGATATGAATGCTGTACGGGCCAATCATCTTATCGAGGTCATATTCAAGCGCGGGTATATTCCAGTGCTTGCAAGAATGACACGGGATGAACCACTCGGCCTGTGATGATCGTTTATACAAGCCGTAAATTAAGTTATCTAAAGTTTTCGGCGTGCCCGTGTAATAACTAGTCGCCCATCGTGAATACGACATGGTCTCTTGAATAATCGGAACGTGATCAGGATCCATATCCTGTACCTCGTCGATGCACACTCGATCTGCGGACACACCACGAACTCTATCCGCATCTAACAGCGCAAAGCTGAACAACATCATCGAGTTGTTCTTAAATGATCTTTGCAGCACCGAGTTCTCAGTCGATGTGCCGGACCACTGTGACTTTACTGGCGACTGGTCGATAAACGGACGCACATAGTTGTTCGAAAACCGCCGTATTTGTTCGTACAGCGGTGTGATGAACAACGTTTTGAAAAACGGGATAGAGTTGGCAACCACAACTCCGTGCGCTGCTAGACTGGTCGATTTTGATACCTGCCGCCCCGTACACCACACCTGATTCTTCGGCGTCAATAAACGAAACAACGGAGAAAAAGGAAAGTGGTGCTGAATAGTGTACGGGCGTCCATTAAGATTCAGCACCATCGGCAAAATAGGTTCGAGCGACGGAAACGCGTGCTTTTTTGCGAGATACTGCAAAACCCCGGCACGCGCGTGAACAGAGTTGACGTCCGTCGCGTCGATCGCGATTAATTCTTGTAGGAGCGCTTGAATGCCGGCGGACGGCAGATCAATCGCTTCAGTAATTGTTTGATCAGGTTTAACCATGAACCACAATAACCCGGGTAGCGAGTTCGAGTTTCAATGGGTGGAAGACAGTCTCAAATACACGGGACATGTTTTCATTTACGGTCTGGCGGGGCTAGCAAATGTATTAGGTTACATGTGCGAAGTCGCGACAGCCGCAGTCAAAGAATCAACTCGCAAGTGACGGTATGACGACCGGGTATACTAGACGGTGACCCGGCCGTTTACTAACTGGAGGTTTTATGGCTAACGTCGGAAAGTCTGCAAAACTGTATCAAGAGCGAAAACAGATTTACACGGAAGGGACGCGACGCGGACCCGGTCCGCAGCTGTACCTGCCGGACAACGCCGTAAACCATCTTAAACTTGAGGCGCCGTTGCCGCTACCCCAATATCAAATTAACCCTGCCGCGCCGGACACAACCCGCACGCAGGTGTGGCCGCACGGCGACAGCCAAGCAACGTAACAATGGCCCGACCGGATCCCAATACTACTTTTTCTAACTACGCCGCGCTCATGCTGCTCGGCGGGCTCTGCGTGATACCGCAAATCGGTATCGCCGGTTTGCTCGCCGCTGCTGGGGCGATCTACGGCGGCGCGTGTTTCATGGGCGGATACACAGCCGCGCCACCAAAACGGAGACGACGGTGACGCCAACACTACTCGATTTTATTGCCGTAACCCTCGCGGCTGGTGCAGTTATTGAGGTCTGGCACAAAGGCTCTTTGTTTGAAACAGCACGCGCATATCTGCAAGCGTGGCAAGACGTCACGCCGCACAATACGCCACGCGGTTTGCTGTTAGAGCTAATCAACTGCCCATTTTGCAAATCATACCACGTACCGTTCTACCTGTTTTTGCTCCTCTTGGCAGGAACGTGGGTTGGCGGTATTGTCGATGCAGGCATACGCCTCGTGATCTACAGTCTGGCCGCAACTCGTCTTGGCAACGTCATTGACGGCTTGCTGCCAGAAAACTCTCGATACATTCGATAACAAGGATATTTAAACATGGATGCTCCGCAGCAAACTGAGCAGCAAAAAGAAATTCAACCGGAGCGCCTGCCATTTGACGTCGAGTTCATGCGGCGCAGCGAAGCTTTCTGCAACGAAATTATGGCCGTGGTTCCAGAACTACACGGACTCGCGCTTGTGCCATTGTGGAATTCGCAGCCCGAGAATGCGCCACCGGGCGTGTTGAGCTTGCGCAGCAAAGAACCGCCCTTCACGGCGAGCCTTCTCATGCTTCTGCGGCGGCTGACGCTTTTCAGCGTCGACGTGCACAAAGATCTCGTTGGACAAATTCGTTTGCTTGACCAGTATGCTGCGCATGTGGCAGAACAAGTGCGACAACATCAAGAAAAACTGGCTAATAG